TGTTGTTCTGGTATGCCGTCTTGTAGACCTTCGCGCAGATGGCCCCGGTCGGCACCTCACGAATGCTCACGTCCCCGGTGCCGTTGTCCACGACCGTCCCGTCAGGGAAGCGCACGACCGTCACAGCAGTATCCGACACCGTGTCTGACTCGTCCCGGACGGTCAGCGGCGACCCGCTCTCGGCCGGCGGTGCCCATGCCGGCACACCCGACACGACGGTCAGCACGTCGCCCTCGTCGCCCACGGCCGGCAGGCCGCTCGCGGGTGCCGCCCACGCCGGAACGCCCGACACGACCGTCCACACGTCGTCCTCATCCCCGACAGGCACGATGACCGCGCTGTCGTTGCCGTCCGCGACTATCTGGTCCCCGGCCGTCGTCCATGCCGGGTCGGTCGTGATGTCACCGCCACCGGCAGGGGGAGCGGCGACCCACTCCCCGGCGTAGTCATCCCACGTCAGCACGTCCCCGTCGTCAGGGGCCGCAGCGTCCACGTCCGTCAGGTCGTCCAGCGCGAGGGTCGGTGCGCCCCCGCCCTCGGTGTGCCCGATGGCGACGTAGTCGAGGAACAGGTCGTGAGAGGTGTTGCCGGGGTCGTCGTGGTAGAAGCGGAGTTGCGCGTTGCCCGAGCCGTCGAAGTAGGGCGCGCCGTCTGACAGCGCCCCGGAGTAGACGCGCGCGCCGGTGTCCGTCTCCATCGTGGCGACGGTCACCCACGCGGACGTGTCGTAGTTCCAGAGTTGGATGTGGACGTGGTGCGATGACGACCCGGCGTAGTAGCCGACGACCTCCCACTGGGTCAGGGCGTCCACTCCCGAGAAGGCGAGCGTGACCGAGATGCCAGGCGCGCCGGTCGCCTCCGTGACGCCGACCGTCGTTCCCCCCTGTGCGTGGAGGTCGGTGTGCGCCCCGGTCGCCAGCGTGCCGTTCGTCACGGTCATGGAGTCGCACACGTACCAGTCGGGCGTCAGGAGGGCGATGACCTCCGCGATGGTGGCGTATTGCGGGTGGTCGTCGTCGCCCAGCCCGGTCAGCGCGCCGTGGTCTGACACGGTGCCACCGCCGTCCTCCCACGTCGGCTTGTCGTCATCGTGGAACGTCAGGACTTGCCCCTCGGTGCCGCCATCGGTCATCTCTGGCGTCTTGGCCCCGCCACCCGTGACCACGACCTGACGGGAACCCGCCGAGCGCAGGCGGAACGTCCCGAGGTCGAGCGCCAGCGAGAGCGTCGGGAGGAACAGCGACACGTCCTCCCCGACCTCCAGCGCGAGGCCAGGGACGTCCATCTCCAGCCCCAGCGTCGGCAGCGTAAACGTGATGTTCGGGCTGGCCTTGACCCCCAACGTGAGGACGTTGAAGTTGTGGCTGTACCAATACTGGTTCTGCCAGTAATCAGCCGCCCCGAACGTCGCGGCGGTCGTGTCCGCCGTGGCGACATCTACTCCCCGTGCGAATGACCCCCCGTCAGGCGAGACTGCCGATGCCGCGTCGTTGGGGAACTCGTCGGGTGCCACGACCCAGCCAACATTCGGGCGCCGAGCCGAGAAGCCGATGCACGACCAGTCCACTCCAGCGCCCCACGATGGGGTGAGCGATGGGCTGTACCAATGGTTTTCGTAGCCGTTGTTCCACGACGACACTTCGACCGACTCAAGGGCCAACGCTTGAGCGTCGCCGTCGTACCGATACGCGACCCAAGCCCGAAAGTCCGGGCCGGTGTAGACCGGGCCAGAGTCGCCTGACTCGATGAGGCGCGCGTCCACCGCCGCGCTGTCGACAGACGCTATGCGCGTCCAGCCATCCTCCTCGCTGAACGCGCCGTTGCCGTTGAGGAAGATGAGAACGAGGTCGCCAGCCTGCGTCCCCGATGGCAGGGTGACGGTCAGGCCGCTCCCGCTGCTGATGGCGGCGACGTTGGGCGCGACCACGGGACTAGGCCGCTGCGCCCAGCGCCATGAGGATGCCGTCCGTGAGGACGATGTTCAGCGCGCCGCTGTGGGCGTTCGCCCCGGCCAGCCCACCCTCGTCGGTCCACGCGATGGCGATGTCGTTGGCGTCGGTCCCGTCCACCCGGAGCAGGATGAGCATCCCGCTGGTGTCGTCGGTGCCCTCGGCCACCATCGTCCCGCAGTTGCCGTTGTCGGCGGTCCATTGCCACTTCCGGGTCGCCGCGTCGTAGGCCGACGCGACGTTGGCGAAGTCGATGTCCGAGTACCCCACACCGTCGAAGGTGTCGACGGTCGTGAAGTCCGCGATGTTGACGGCGTCCTCGGTGTCGCACGTCGTGGAGCCCATCGTCAGCCGGCCGCGAAGGTCTGGGGCACCGATGAGGTCGCCGTTGGCAGCGGCCGTGATGCCGCCTTCGAACCAGACGATTGCCATATCACTCGTCTCCTGCTGTCGTGTATGAGGCGTGGATGGGTGAGTCCTTCGTGGGAGGAAGGTCAAGCGCGAACTCGGTCGTAGCGCCGCTCTCGACGGTCGCCGGGTCCACGATACCCAGCACCAGAGGGACGAGCGTGCCGTCACGGTAGCGGTGCGTGGTCTGGAAGTGGCTGGTCACGCCGTCCGCGTGGCCCAGCAACTCGGTCACGACCTCCTCCCCTGGGCGTGCGCCGTCGTAGGACGCGATGTCCAGCACCCGGACGGTCTGACCGGTCCCGGCCCTGACCCACAACTCCATGCGGTCGTCGTCGTCCTCTGTCTCGGTCATCTCGACCTCGACGCTCCACAGGGCCGGCTCCGGAGTACCAGCCTGCCACGCCTTCCCGCGCATGGCCCCGGAGCGGCTGTCGAACCGCGCCAGCCATGTCTCGCCAGCGCCGATGTCCACCGCCTCGGAGTCGGTCGTGGTTGGTCCGCCGACCGTGATGCCAGGGGCCACGCCGAGGTCGATGGTCCCGACCGTCTTGTAGCCCTGCCCGGTCGTGGTCAGGGTGATGGACCCGCCCGCCGCCAGCGCGTCCGTCGTGAACGTCACCTCAGCCGCCCACGCGACGTCAGACCACGAGGCCATCACTCATCCCCCACGAGCGCGATGCCCTGCCCGCCCGGTCCCTCGACGTAGAACGCCTCGCCGTCGATGCCGGCCACGGGACCACCCTCGGTCCCTGCGTCCTGCCACTGCTGCCCGTCCTCGGTCGTGCCCCAGTCCACGGCGTCCTCAGACATCGTTGCCCACGTCGGGCTAGACAGGCTCACCTGACACTTGCCCGAGTTGCCCATGCCCGTGTCATAGGGCCAGAGAGGGAAGTTGCAGTAGGGGCGCCCGGCGTCGTAGTCGCAGCGCCACGCGGCTCGCACGCCGACCCAGAGCGTGCCGCCCTCCAGCGGGACATAGGCGGCGGGGATGAACACGACGTGCGACGAGCCGTCCGCCGGCACCTTCCCGATGGGCGAGCCCTGCCACGAGTCAGTCGGGGCGGACGACTTGGCAACGGCCTCCAGCCCGTCCACCTGTGCCCGTCCTCCTGAGTGGACCCGGAACGGCGGCTGCGACCACCCGAAGGGCTGGACGGTGACGTAGATGCCGGCCATCCCCGACGGGTGCGCGGGGACGGTCAGGTAGCCCCAGACCTCCTTGTCCCACCACCCCCGGAAGTCGCCTTGCGGATACGAGCAGGCGTAGTCGCCCCAGCCAGGGGTCGCGTACCAGTCCCCGACCCAAGAGCCGACGCGTGCCGCACCACCGAGCGTGAACGGCTGTTCCACCCCGTAGATGTTCACGCCCTTGGCCGCACCCGTGACCGTCAGCGACACGCCGAGCGGGTCGCCTGTCTCGATGGTTCGCGCCGCCACGACTCGGGAGAACTTGTCCACCGTCTTGCGCCGGGATGAGCCCTCTGCCTTCTCGCCCTCATCACGACCCCGCCTCGGCTTGCGGCGCTTCCGCTTGTTGTTCAGCGTCAGGACGCACTTGAGGAACGCCTTGCCGTTGCTGTCGTGCGGGTCCACGGCGCTGATGTCCACCCGCACGACCTTCATGGGCGTGGCGTCGTAGCCCCACAGCGCCTCGGTCAGATTGACCGTCATGCCTGCCCAGATGCCCGGCTGCCAGCACGTCAGTTCGACCTCGCCCTCGGGCACCTTCGTCCGCTGCAACTGAGCGTCACCGTGCCGCTCTGCGGCGCGTGCGGTCCGTATCTCCTCCGCGCTGATGAACAACTCCTGCCGCCCCGTGGAGTCGCCCCATTCGTAGGTGTCGATGTTCCCCTGGGCCACCGACCACCGGCTGTCCTTGCGCTTCTCAGGCTCCACGAGGACGGCGTTCGCTAGTTCGGTCGAGTCACGGCGATAGGAGAACTCACGGAAGGGGAAGCGGGTCGTGAAGTTAGGCGCATCGTTGTCGAGCGCGAACGGTGCCGCCGTGGTCGTGGCCTTCTCGACGTGGAGGACGTTGTAGAGGTCAATCCAGTAGCGCAGGCCGACCTCGTTCGCAACGGAGTCGAGGGCTTCCGCCACGGTCATGCCGAACATATCCTGCCGCTCAACGTCCTCGTCAGGCACGTCAAGTTCGCGGCCGTCTAGGTGCCAAGCGTTGTCGAGGTACGACAGTATCCAGCGGATGCGCCGAAGAGCCGACTCCTTCCTGCGCTGCTTCTGCTGGCGGATGACGGCATCGCCCGCTTTCGCGGTGTAGTCCTGCGCATCCAGGCGCCACTTGCGGGGGCCGAACTCCTCCAACCGGTCCTCGGTCACGACCTTGAGATGACCAGCGAAGATGCGGTCCCCGTCGAAGGTGACGCGCACCTCGTCCTCAACGGCGAAGGTCATATCGCCGTTCTCGTCCACCACCTCGCAGGAGAACGTCGCTACGACATCAGGGAACTCCTGCCCTATCTCGACCGTCTCCAGCGTGGGCCAGAACGACGAGGCGCGGCGGACGTTGTAGAACACCCATGCCCCGCGCTCCGGGTAGGCCATCAGTCGCCCTGCTCGCTGTACCGCATCGGGCCACGGTCACGCATCCGGCGCCTCCGACTCATGCGCTTGTCCAGGACGTCGATACCACGGTCGTCAGCAATGAGGGTGCCGATGTTGTAGGTATCTCCACCCCCCTGACGCAGCGAGCCGCCAGCGGCGGCATAGGCGCCCAGGGACGGATGTGGTGCAAGGGCACCGGCCAGCCGTGCGCCGACCTGTGCTACGTGACCGCGCTGGGCGTCGATGCCACCCAGCCATGAGTCGATGAGCCCCTTGCCCCACTTGTCGATGTTGGAGAGCGGTCCCTTGCGGGGCGGCGACTCGGCCTCAAGCGAGTCGGCTGCGGCCTGTGCGATGGCATCGGCCTGCGCCTGCACGAGCGGGACGCTGTTCGCCATCCCTCCCGCAATCTCTGCCCCGTAGTTGTAGCCGCTGCTCATCCCGTCGAGCGCGTCGATGCCAGAGAGCGCGTCGTCAGCGGCATCCACGATGCCATCCGTCGCGGCGTCGGCAGACGCGACCGTCTTGACGCGCACGTCCCGCCACCGGCCCTCGACGTCAGCACCGGCCTGTCGGTAGGCCCGCTTGACATCCTTCATGCCAGCGACGTTCGTACCCCGCAGCCGCTCCATCGCACCCTGCTGCTTCGCTCGGGCCTGCTCCCAATACTTCAGCGCCCACGGGTCGTTCGCGGCAACCGACTTCTTGATGTGGGCCATGATGCGGCCCATGCGCTTGCCCATGTTCTCCAGGCGGTCGTGCTTGGAGATGAGTTGCGGCTGGTTGCCTTTCTTGAGTGCGTCCTTGATTGACCCGAAGCCCTTAGCAATCTCAGCCGTGGCGACCTTGAACTCAGCGGCCAGCGGCCCCGCGATGTCGGGCGGCTCGACGCTGACGGACCCCAGGTCCATGCGCTCCAGGGAGGACGCGACCCAATCGGTGCCCCGCTGGGCGGCGTCGAGATACTGCAGCCCTTCCTTGTGGATGAGCCGTTCGTACTCGGACTCCTTGCCGCCGAACAGACCGCCTTTCTCCCAGGGCCAGCGAAAGTTCTTCTTCGCCATAGCCTCGTCGCCAGCGGCCATCACGGCGTCGAGCGCCTTGCCCGTCGTCATGTCCTTGCTCGTCTGTCCGATGGGCAAGTCGTTCACGGCTTGGTCGATGATGGGCTTGCCGATGATGGCGATGGTCGCCGGGATGACGAGCGGAGCCATCGCAGCGACGGCGGCGGAGAGGGCGCCCATGAACCCCAGGCCACCAGCCGCGCCGGCATACGCAGCACCAGCCGCAGCACCAGCCGCAGCCGCCTTGCCGAGAATGCCGGAGGCGGGGCTACCCATCCTCACCCACAGCGCCGACGCTGCTCCGATGAAGCGCGCAGCAGCGAAGGCCGCGCCCTCGTAGATGACCCCAGCCGCTGCCCCCGCTGCTGCGACCGCACCCCGTACCGCCGTGGATGCACCGGCCTTCGTCCACAGCCTGCCCAGCGCATTGCCCAGCGCCCCGCCCAGGGCAGGCAGGAGGAAGATGGCGTTGCCCAGGGCGTCAGCCATGCCCGCCAGCGGCTCGGTGATGGGGCCGAGCGAGGAAACGATGGTGTTCCCGAGTTCCTTGAACCCATCCGCAAGGTCCCGCGTGTCATCGCTCGCCTGCTGGACCGTATCGCTCCCGGAGGCGATGGTGTCGAACAGGTCCTCGACATCCAGTTTGCCCTCTCGGATGAGTTGGGCCATCGCCGCGCCCTTGGTTCCGAACGTCTCGATTGCCAACTGCCCAGCGGAGACAGCATCGGGCGCGGACTTGATGGCATCGAACAGTCCCTGGATGGCATCGGCTGGGTCCACCCCGGACTTGATGAGGTTGGACACCGCCCGCCGGAACGAGCCCATCATCGTCGTCGCTTCGATGCCCGCCTTGTCCAGCACCGCCAGGAGGGTCGTCGCGTCCTCGATGGAGAGGCCCAACTGGCGCAGCGTCGCGCCGTTCTTCGCCAGCCCGGTCGTAATCGTCTCGATGGTCGTGCCCGTGGACTGGTAGGCGCGGAGGAACATATCGTTGAGGGCAATCTGGTCCTCGGCAGCGACGTTCCACGCTTCGTAGATGGACCCGATGGAGTCAGCGGCTTTCGTGTACTCGGTGTTCGTCAGGCGGGCGAGGTCGATGATGGACTCACCCACCTTGGCGAGTTGGTCACCCGTCTGCCCGGTGCGCTGATAGAGCATCGAGAGCGTGTCCCCGACGACCATCAGGTCCTCGGTCACCTTCCCGCCGACCGACGCGACGGTGGCCTCCATCGCCTTGAAGTCGGCTCCCACGAGGCCCGTCTTGGCGCGGATGCTGTCCCCGACCGCGTCCCACTGGTCGCCCATCTTGAGCATCCCGATGGCGCCCAGCCCCAAGCCGGTGCCGATGGCCGCACCAACGACCCCGGCCTGCCCGCCCATCTTCCGCAGGGCCGTCTGTGCCTTGCTGGTATCGGCGTCCACGAGGATACGGAGTGACCCCAGGATGCCCACCGCGCCTGCTGCCATCACGCCTCCTGTTCTGCCGCCATCTTAGCCAGCCGCTCGGCTCTCAGTCGCCGGTAATCGGCGGCGACGCTGGCCGTGCGCCTCGCCTCCTCCTCCTCCGTGAGCCGGTCAGGGAGTAGAGGGTTGGCGAGGATGTCCTGTGGGAGCCACGCCCGCTTGCCCTTCTCCCGGTATAGGTTCGCTGTGAGGGAGATGAGGAGGGCCAGGAGGTCCGGAGTGGTGCGCGTCCCGATGGGTTCGAACGCATCGAACGCGACCCACTCCATGAACTCCCGACTGCTGACTGCTGACTGGCACGCGGCCACGCTGTCATGGCCGAGCGCGATAGTCAGTCGGTGCCAGAAGCGGCGCTCCTCGCTGGTCTTAGGCGGCGGACCGCCTTCTCTTGCTGCGCTTTCTCCAGGCCGCTCAGTTCAGCGACCGTCGCGTAGAGGGTTTCGATGGTCTGTGCGCCCAGGACATCGGCTAGTCCATCCCAATCCGAGAGGGGATAGCCGAGACTCGCCGCGACGGCGTGCCCCTGATAGGCGAACACCCGGCGCACGACAGCCGGGTCTTTCATGGCATCCGGGTCGTCAGCGATATCTGCCAGCCCTGCCATCTCGGACATCAGTTGCGCTCGGGCGGTTCCCGTCAATGCGTAGAGGCGAAGGGCCTGTCCACCCAGGTCCTCCACCTCCACGTCCCGGTAATCCGTCCGGAGCGCCCACAACTCGTCGAGGCTACGGGGAGCCGAAGCCCCCCGCCCTCCCGCCTCATCGCTCATCTCAGGAACCGAACGCCAGCGTCGGTGCGGACTTCGGCGTGATGGTCACATCCGCCGTGTCGTGACCGGCGACAGGGGCGTTCAGTCCGAACGCCGTGACGTAGCCCGCGAAGGTCGCGGTGATGCCGCTCATGTAGGTGAGGACGAAGTCGACTTCGGTCCTGCCCTCCCACGCGGCCCAAAGGTCCTGCTGCCCCGCATCGGATGACACGACTGACATCGGGAACGAGAGGTCACCGAGTCGCTTGATGGTCGGGATGCGCTCCTCGACGCCATCCGGCGAGCCGTGATGAGTGACCTCCTCGATATCCGTGGAGAGGGCGAGGCCGGAGATGTCACCAATCTCGTTGATGGGGACTGCGTCGATGGTGATGGTCGCCCCGTAAGAGGCGACTGCCTGGGTCGCTGCCATGGGTCCTCCTGACTACGAGCCGACCGGGTCGGCGTAATGGATTGCTACTTGCCACATCCGACGATACAGGCCGAAGTCCGGCTCGTGGTCGTCAAGCGCGATGGAGACGAAACACGACCCGATGCGATACTCGCCCCAGTCCCCACGGAAGCCGTCGATGACCTCCAGGAGTTCAGACGCGAGGTCCATCGCCTCGTCGGCGTCCGCAGCCCAGCAGTCGAACTGATAGGACACCTCTCGGTCGGTCGCCCCGGCATGAGAGTAATGCGACACGGGTCCAGCGACAAGCGCATACGTCACCGCCGGGAGTTCTCCCTCCTGGGGTCGCTTGCCCATCGGGTAGATGCGCTCCCCGACCGACAGGAGGTCGGAGAGGAAGTCGAACATCGCGGACTCTAGGCTCATGTGGTCGGCTTCCTTCTGCGTGACCTACGTCCCTTTATCACCGCTGTCAGGGGTACCCCTGCCGCCTCCAGCGCTTCGCCGCGCCCCGCCTCCTGGGCCGGTCGGGCGGACGGCTGGGCCGTTATCTCGTGGTCGCCGAACTCCAGGCGCTTTGCGTAGAGCACCGGTTGCTCATCCCTGGGCAGAGAGCCCAGCCAGGAGATACCCACCGCAGCGCCCTTCGTGGGCAGCCATGTCGTCACGAGGGAGGACTGGTAGTTCGCGTCCAGGACAGGAACGAGTTGCCTCCAGAACTTCAGGTAGACCTTCGCTGCCTCCATCGCTGCCGGGTCCTCGGCCATCTCCAGGTCCTTCGCCACGCGCTGCACCTCGGCGTTGAGTTCCTTGAGACCCAGGACGGTCGATGGCATCAGGGGGTCACCTTGACGGTCTGGAGGACGGTCGTCGGAGTCCCGAACGGAGGCGGCTGGAGGACGTGTCGGATGTCGTAGTAATCGGCCCCGACGACGACCCGCATCCGTGGGCGAAGCGATGGTTGAGCGCCGCGCAACTGGACCTCGTAGGCGTCCTCCTCCGGGGTGAACCACTGCTCCTGACCCTCGCTCACGGCGAGAGGAAGGACGCGAGCCTCCACGTTGGAAGCGGCGTCGAACCACGTGAAACGAGTGTTCCCGGTAGGTGTCCGAACCTCCGTTCGGTCCTGGATGGTCACGCGAGTCCAGTAACTCACCTCCCCGTACCCGCGTCAGGAACGAGGTCTGGTGAGGCGGCGTTCGCCAAGACGATAAGAGATACCCACCCGGAGCGGAAGTGGCCGCTAACGGGACTGGCCGTTCGCCCGCCAGGAACGATGCGTAGTCCGTTCACCATGTCAGTTGGTGTCCCCATACAACCCCCTCGTTTCGGACCACTCAGCGACGAGTGTAGCGGCAGTGAGTGCGCCGTCAACGGACGGGATGACGGCGTCGCAGACGTCCTCACGGTGCCGTTTCTCCGCCTCCGATTCCGCTCCGGACAGCAGTCGGTCGGCCAGTTCCATCAGTTCCTGGGGTCCGTCGACTGCCGCCGGAATGTGTGACCAGAACCGTAGCCCATGCGTCACTTCGCGCCGGAACCACGGCGCATTGAGCGCGATGACCGGACGGCTCCGACCCATCTCCCACAGCGTGGATGAGTTGTCCACGGCGTAGACGGTGGCCGCTCGGGCGGCGTCTCGGACGTCCTCCAGGAACGGGATACCGAAGCGGGAGGACACCGAGCGGACCATCCCGACAGCCCGTGGGTGGGCGTGGAGCGCGACCGGGAACCGCTGCGCCAGGAGCGGCAACACGTCGAGGTAGTGGGCCAGGGCCGACCGCTGCTCCGGGATGGCCCCGGACCAATGGAAGGACACGACGAGGAGGGGCAGGCGCGGGTCCTCGGGAGGGGTGAGGACCCGCGTCGCCCCGATGACGTGGACGGGGACGGATGGGTACCGCTCCCTCCACATCTCGGCGGCATAGCCGTTGGGCGCGAGGATGATGCCCACCCCATCGCGCCCGTCCCCTCCCGCGTATGCCGCGCTCCGCCGGGTCCTCGGGTCACCCGCATAGGACTGACCGCACCCATGCTCCATGTACGCCAGCGCCGGTGCCTTTCTCCTCCTGGCGCTGGCGTGGTCCTTCATGGAGGCCGTCAGCGTGGGCCGCTGCAGCCTCCCCTCCGGGACCTCCGCCCGGACTCCCATCCCATCCAGGGCAGGGAGGAGGCGGCGGTCTGTGACGTAGAACGTTCCACGTGGAACGTTCGTGGCGAGATAGACCGGGACGAGGTGATGGGCGTACTGGACCTCCGAAACGAGGCAGTCGAACGGCATATCAAGGATGCCCGTCGCTACTCATCGCCAAACCCGGAGTGATAGATGGACCCGGAATGTGATGAGAACGGCCCGTGGTGGCGGGGACTCACGGCGTCAGTCTCCAGACGCCCAACCACTTCGCCCTATCCCGGAGGACAGAACCGGTGTCGTAGTCCCAGCCATCCGGCTGTCTCCGGGAGGGAGAGGGAAGGTCGAACGGCGGCGCTGTGAGGTCCGGGGAGTAGCAACCGCCCGTCTGGATGTCGGTGTTCAGCGGGTCGTGGTGCCGCTCGGATGGAGCGGTGTAAGTGGACGCGATGAGCCACCTTGCGTCGCTCCCAGCGATGGCCCGGATGAGCGCCTTGCCATCTCGGAACGAGAGGTGCTGGAGGACGTCCCGAACGAACACGACGCCCCATCGTCCAGGCGGCAGTCCGTCCCGTGCATCCCACACCGCGTACTTGCGGTCAGGGTGGAACGAGCGGGCGCGCTCGATAGCCGTCGGGGATACGTCGATGCCCGTGTAGTCGGGGAGGTCAGGCATCCACAGGTTATCCCCACAGCCGACATCCAGGACGCTGCGGATACCGAGTTCGTCGATGGTGTGCACGAGCCAATCGGAGATGCGCCGCGTTGGAGCAAGGCCGCTCCCTGGACCCGACAGCGACTCCTTGCCGTTCCAGCCGTTGCGCTGGTAGATACCTTCGAACACCTCAGTCATGCGGGTACCTTCCTCCGCTCCTCCGGGAGCCACGAGCCCCAATAGTGATGCCGAGCGAACTCCCAGGGAGATGCCGGCGCGCTCATCTTCCTGTCGCGCTCCGGGTCGCGGTAATGGACCGCATAGAACGCGGACGGCGGGAGGAGGAGGACGTCGGTACGACCGGTCAGCACCTTCGTCGTCGCTCCTGGTCCTGCGTCCCACACGGACCGCTTCATGGAGCGCAGGGCCAGCGTCAGCATCTCGCTGATGAGTGGGTGTCCAGGACGTGCGCCGATGACGGCATTGGGTACGACTTGCTCGTCCTCCCACGCCGCGAACACCTGTGCCGACAGCAGCGGCTCAAGTGACCGGAAGGGCTCCATATCCTGGTCGACGTAGACGCCACCCCAGCGCAGCAGCGCCTCTAATCGCACGAGGTCTGCCAGTTGCGCCCCACATGACACCTTGCTCCAGGACGGAGCGGTCAGCGGCCATTCCGCCGGGTCCAGCGGGTCGCGGTGGGTGAGCAGTTGCCACGAGGGATGGAGAGTGGCGAACCGACCCCACCATACCTCGGCGGTCGCGTTGATGTGGGCCGGGACCACGCGATGCAGGATGCGCGGGATGCTCTCGGTTGGAAGGGCGGCGACCTCTCGGCCCTCGACCACGAGCCGCTGGATGGTGGCCCGGTCGGCGGCGCTGTAACTCCACGCCTGCTCGTACAGGTGCAGGCGTGCCATGTTCCGGCGATGGGATGGGCTACCGTGCTTCTCACCCTTCGGGCTGTCGTGGTAGAGGTGCCATACCTCGCCAGGAAGCCGCTCCAACTTCCGGCCCGCGATGACCTCACAGGCCACAGCGAACGCGCTGTCCTCCATGCCCCAGCCCTGGAACCCCTCGTCGAACCCACCGATGTCATCCCACAGCGTGCGCGGGATGACGATGACGGATGAGTGCTGGTCGCGGAACTGCCGAGCGATGTAGCCCTTCCACGAGCCACGGTCGCCGGCGAGGATGCGCTTGGTCCCGTGGCCGTTGAGGTTGTAGCGCACAGAGAACGGGACGACCATCTGCCCCGTCTCGACGGCGATGGGGATTGCCTGTCGGACTCTCGCTGGCTCGGTCAGGACATCGCTGTCGATGAGAACGGCGACGTCCCACTCCCCCGCGAGCCGGGATGCCTCGTTGACGGCGGCGCTCCGGTTGAACAGGCCGATGTCGTGGTGGCCTTCGTAGATGGGCCAATCCGGGAACTGCTCGCGCCACCACGGCTTGCAGAAGTCCCACAGCGCGTCCCTGTCAGGGAAGCCCGCCCGACGCGGCACCAGGATGACGATGTTCACGAACCGCTGTCCCTCGTCACGTCGGCCTTGACCATGAACACACCCTCGTCCACGGTCCACACGGAGTCACCCAGCAGCACCTCGAGGTCGAACCGATAGTCGCCCAGGAGGTCGCTCGTATCCGCCGGTGCTAGGTCCATGTCGAGCAGGCCGTCAACCGGGTCGCCGTAGGCCGATAGCGCATCGCTCGGTCCCTCTACGACAAGGACCGCATCCTCGTCATCCACGTTGCGTCGAACGGTGAATGTGGCGAGGAAGTTGGTGAGGTCGAGCGGCGCACTGGCGCTATCGACACAGGTGAACCGGAAGGGGTTGGAGTCCCCTCGCTTGGCGCGGAGCGTGCTCATCGTGACCTCCCTGACGCGGATGGGTGCCGACTGCTGACGGTAGCGGATGCGCCCTTGGTCATGGCGGTCGCCCTGGGCTTGGCGCTCGTCATGCTCGCGGCTGGACGGAGCCCGCGGGCGTAGGCGCTCGGATGGAGCGAGGAGGCAGTCGCGCTCGCGCTGTCCGGGAGGTTGACCCACAGTCGGGCCACGCCACCCCCCGTCGCCAGGATGGACGCCCAGCGCATCGTCGTCTGCTGGAGGAGAGCCGAGCCGCCTCCGGTCCCGACGAGAGCGTTGCCATGTGCCCCGGTCCAGGAGATAGAGGAGATGCCACCCCCCGTCGCGCCCAGGGATGCCCGCCTGCCGCCGATGCCCGTCGTGACGACGATGCCGCCACCAGTCGAGGTTACCGATGAGCGGCGACCAGAACGGCTCGTGACGACGGCGACTCCGCCTCCAGTCGCGGATACCGTCCCCTCGGCATGGGGAACGTCCCCGCCGATGGCGTAGGAGATGACCGCGATGCCTCCGCCGGTCGCTGCGAGTGAGGAGGCTCGGGTGGTGGTGTGGGTCGTCGTTGCCGTGCCGCTGCCGGTGGCCGTGACAGCGGAGCGCCGTCCTGCGCTCCGGAGGAGAACGGAGGTGCCTCCTCCTGTGGCCGTGATGGTGCCGCTTCGGGAGGGCGCCGAGGCCAGGGTCGCCGCGCCGCTGGCGGTCGCGGAGATGGAGGAAGCGCGGTCGCTCCGAGCGGTGACGACCGCGCTTCCTCCGCCTGTCGCCGTGACCGCTGATGCGCCCTGCTTCCTGGAGGAGAGGGCAGCCGTGCCGCTGGCGGTCGCCGTGACCGCTGATGCCCCTCCCTTCCTGGAGGAGAGGACCGCGCTACCGCTGCCGGTGGCGGTGATGGCAGCGCGGCCCACACGACCGGAGGCCACCGTCGCCACGCCGCCGCCGGTCGCGGTCAGGGTGGCGGTATGCACCCCCGCACTCGTGAGAACGGCAACACCACCACCCGTCGTGGAGAGCGCGCCCTGCCCGTTCTTCTGTTGCGTGATGACCGCGACACCACCACCAGTTGCGGTCAGGGTGGCAGTGACGCCACCGGACCCGCTATCGGCGTCATGCCACCAGTGGTCCCACGCTTGCCCGCGTAGGTCGAAGTCACCCCACTTGGCGTTCAGGCGGGCCATGCCGCTACCCGATGAACTCGATGACCATGACGATGCCCGTCATCCCGGCCCCGCCAGCCACGCCGGTCGCCGTGGTCAGGTCGTGCCCGCCAGCACCGCCAGCACCGTAGGCGAGGCCAGCGCCACCGGCAGCCGTCGCGTCGGTCGTGAGGCTCGCCTGAGCAGCGGCGTTCGCACGCCCTCCGTCGCCCCAGAACGAGGCCCCGCCCCTGCCGCTGTGCGCCCACACGAGGTCGGTCGTGCCGTCGATGGAGCCAGCGATACCGGGCTGACCCGAACCTCCGGTGACGTTGACGATGCCGCCAGTCGGAACCCCACCGAGCCCACCGGCTGTCGTCTGCGCGTCCTGCGTGGTCGAACCCGAGCCGGTGCCCAGCGCACCGCCCGTGCCAACGAGGTCGGTCGTGTTCCACGTCGTATTGCCGCCCGCGGTGCCGTTGCCGCCCGCGTTGCTCCCAGCGGACCCGGCAGAGCCGACGCTGAACGCCTTGGACGTCCCGACCTGTGCGGCGGTGTAGAAGCCGATGGCCGTGCCACCCGCACCGCCACCTCCACCAACACCCACGTCGGCAGAGCCGCCCGCGGAGGTGTCCGCCCCTCCTCCTCCTCCGCCTCCACCCGTGGCGACGACGATGCACGCCTTCATGCCCGCTGTCGGGGTATAGGTGCCCGCGCCCGCGTTGATGAACCGCTGCACCTCGATGCGCTGGAACGCCAGTCGCTTGACCACCTTGCCGTCGCTGCTGTAGATGCGCCAGCCGTTCTCGTAGATGGCGCAGCCGCCCTTCGGCAGCGTGATGACCGGCGTGATGGCGTTCGCTGCAGCGGTGCCGCCGACGAACAACTGGAACGTCGAGGCGTTGGCGGCGTCCGTGTTGACGACAGAGATGGACTTCACCATCGTCGGGCCGTCTGCTGTCGCGGTGTAGATGGTCGCCGCTGCCGCTGCGAGTTGCTGCTGGTCGCGGGTGAACGTCTCCGCTCCGGTCGAGGTGTTCAGTTCCAGGAGATGCAGCGTGCAAGTGACTTCGTTCGCCCCGCTCGGAGCGGACCCGGCGATGGTGTCACTCGCCGGTATGACAATCATCAGATGTACTCGATGACGACGACGCAGCCGCTCATCCCCGTGCCACCGACCGCGCCGGTCGCAGAGGCCGTGCTGACTGCGCCGCTGCCGCCAGCACCATAGGCGAGGCCGTTGCCTCCGGCGGTATCGACAGCGTTCGTCAGCGTGTTGGAGGCAGTAGCGACGTTCAGACCACCGCCACCCCAGAACGATGCTCCGCCCTTGCCGCTCTTGCCAAAGATGAGGTCGATGGTGCCGTCCGCGCTACCGGCCACACCGGGCTCTCCAGAGCCGCCCGTGATGTTGATGGTGCCACCCGTGGGAACGCCGCCGAGCCCACCAGCCGTCGCGGATACGTCCACGGCAGATGTACCCGAGCCCGTGCCGAGCGCCCCGCCTGTCGCAACGAGGGTCGTGGTATCCCACGTCGTATTGCCGCCCGCTCCACCGTTGCCGCCCGCGTTGGAGCCAGCCGAGCCGACCGCGCCGATGGAGAGCGCCTTGCTTGCTCCGACCTGACCAGCCGTGAAGAACGCGATGCACGTCCCGCCCGCTCCGCCGCCGCCGCCCACGCCCACGTCACCAGAAGCCGCCGCCGTATCGGCACCACCGCCGCCGCCTCCTCCTCCGGTGGCGATGACCATGCAGTACTTCATACCGGCGGTCGGCGTATAGGTCGCCGCTCCGGGGGTCACGAACGCCTGGATGTTGATGCGACCGAAGCCGGGGCCGTCGAGGTGCTGGCCCATGCTGTCGAACGTCGTCCAGCCCTCGCCATCCTCGTAGACAGCCATCCCTCCAGCGGGGATGGTGAACACGGGCGTGATGGCGTTGGCCGCTGCCGTGCCGCCGACAAAGAGTTGGAACGTGCTGTCGTTGGCCGTGTCGGTATTGACGACATGGATGCTTCGCACGAACGTCGGACCATTGGCCGTCGCTGTGTAGATGGTCGCGGCAGACGAGGCGAGTTGCTGCTGGTCCTTCGTGTAGGTTTCGGCGTTCGTGCCCGTGTTCAGTTCCATCAGGAACAGCGTGCAGGTGACCTCGCTGGCACCAGTCGCCGCAACGCCAGCGATGGTGTCATTCGCTGGGATGGTGAGCATGGCCTATGCGTCGTTGAGGTCGAAGTCGATGTCCGTCAACTGATAGGTGCCCTGGGCGGCGAACACCTCGGACGTCACCTGCTTCTTGAGGTAGCGCACGGTCCCGGCGGTGTTCCAGAACGACACCCACGCCACCGTCGAGGCGGGCACGTCGAACGTCGGACTGGATGTCTCGTCCATCGACCCTGCCGCCGCCGCTCCCCAGGTGATTGCCTTTCGCGCATAGGCGGGCGAGCCGCCGGTAAGTTCGTTCGTCGCGCTGTTCGCCCCTCCGGGGTCGCCAGAGTGAAGCGCTGCGCGGGTGCAGACGGCAGCAAGACCGTCCAGCATCACGTTGCGAGCGGTGGTGTCGTAGTCGTTCGCCATCGGTCTACTCCTGTGTCGTCTGGACGGCGGCTATGGACTTGCCGCCGGAGGGGATAGCAGAGCGGAGTCGTGTCGTCGTCGGCTGGCGCGGGCGGAGGAGGGAGCGCCATGCCGCGTAGCGCATGGCCCTCTCACGGGCGCTATCGGCAGCAACGGAGTAGCCCGCCGCCGCTTCCTGGGCGAACGTCGTCTCCTGGACGGTGAGCCTGACCAGGGTGACGAGAGCGCGGCGCACCTCAAGGGAGTCGGACGGCGTATAGGTGGCGAGGACATCCCCTCTCCAGGAGATGCCATCGGGGATGAGGTCGGCCCAGCCCCGGAGCGAGAAGAACGTGACCTCACCGCTGTCATCCTCCAGGGCCACATCCAGCGTGGGCCGCGTGAGGCGCAGGACTTCATCGCCATCGGACGATACGAATGTCTCCACCCGCTCGCCCTCCAGCGGCCCGATACGACGGGACAGCCACGCCTCCTCACGGGCGATGATGTCCGCGAGGTCGGGGTCAGAGAGGGAGGTCGTGATGAGCGCCCTCGCCTCGTCTACGGTGAGCATCTATCCCCTCCAGGAAGGGAGGCGAGGAGCCTCGCGGCCCCTCGCCATCGGCTACTACGAACCGGCAGCGTTCAGGACCGCGAACGGGAAGCCGCTCGCGCCCTGGCCGCCATCGCCCTGGATGCGGTTCGCCGGATTGGCGACCGCGTACCCGATACGCATGGTTGCGCGTAGGGCCACGGCATCCTGCTGCATCAGGTTGAGGACGACCGCGCCGCCAGCGTCGGTGATGACGCCCTCGGTGAAGATGCGGTAGTCGATGTCCTGGCGGACACCCATGATGGCGGCGGAGCGGTCACCCACGATGAGGTCGTAGGTGTTGTCCCACGCGCCGTTGCTGACGTACAGAAGGTCCTCGCCATAGATGGAGGCAGGACGACCCTCGGCAAGCCCGTTCTGAAGGAGCAGAGCGTCGTTCTGGTCGCGCAGGCCACGCAGCCGGGCGCGGAGGCTCCGGCGGGCGTACTGCACGTTGACGTCGAACCCATCGTCCTCCACCAGCGCCCACGTCGAGGAGATGTCGGCGGCGATGTCGACGCCGGTCCCGGCGTTGAGGTCGTTGTTCGCGGTAACGGCCTGCGTGGCGATACCGTTGGGCCAGCCGCTCGGGAGGTCCGTCGAGAACAGGGTCGCGGCATCGACCTTGGCACCGAACGCTTCGGCAAGGCGGGGACGAATCTCCGCCCACAGGTCCACCGAGGAGTCGTCGATGACGGCCTGCGGGATGGGGACGATGACAGCCAACTCGCGGGCCGTCAGGGTCACGTTCTCCCAATTCTGCTCGGTCGTCTGCTTGAGCCCGGTGTCCGATGCACCGACCCAATAGGCGGTCGGGAGGACCGTCAGGACGGGCATCTCGGTGACGCCTCGGGGCAGCGTGGCGCGACGGAACGTCTGCATCGCCACGGATGACTCGACCATGTTCTGGATGATGGCGCTGCTGTACTCGGTCGGGATAAGCCCCGCGACATCAGCGCGGGCGGTGAGGCTGTCGTATGGCACGGTCGCTCCTTCTCAGGGACGCCCAGCCGCTCGGCGGATGAGCGTGTTCATGTCGGTTCCCTGGGCGGCGGAAGCACCTCGCTGTCCTCCACCGAAGTCGGTGGCGACGAGGAGGTAGGGGTCGGACTTGGCGAGCGCCGTCAACATCTGTTCGACGTTCGTTGGAGTGCCGTCCTCTCCGAACTCGATTGCCGATGTGTCCAGGAGGCGATAGGCGATGTCGGGGTTTCGATACCCGAGGCGCTGTGCCGATGTCATGGAAGCGAGGCGCAAGGACTGCTCTCGCGCTCGCTGTTCACGGTCGGTCAGTTGCCGTTCGAGTTCCTCCACCCGTGACGCCAGCCGCTCGGACTCGGACATCTCGGCTTCGGTCTTGGCCTTCTCAGCCGCTTCGCGCTGCTTCGCTGCCTGTCGATAGGACCGGTTGTCCTTCTCCAGTTCAGTGACCTTGCGCTGCAGGGCTTCGACGGATAGCCCCTCATCCGGTGGCGTCGCGCCCTGCGCGTCTGCCGGGACTGCCGGGTCGGCTCCTTGAGCCTGCGCTGCCTCGACCCCCTGGGCCGTGACCTCGCCCGTCTGTTCTGCCATCGTGGACGTTCCTCCCTCCCGTGTCAACGGGGGCTATGTGGTGGCCTCGCCGCTCTCCTCCTGGACCTCCTCGGCTTCCTCGGTGGCGGGGGGCTCCTCCTCGGGTGGCGCGGGCGGTGCGGGAGGCTCCTCCTCCACCGGCTCGTACCCGAGTTGGATGCGAGCCTCGTTGCGGTCGATGATGCCCGACTGGTACGCCTTGACGGTGGAGTCCGTGCGAACTCCCTCGTTCCGCGTCTCCGGGTCGGCCCACACCGTCTGCGAGGCGAGGTCCTTGCCGGCAGCATCTCCGATGGAGAGGAGGGCGAGCCGTATCGTCTCCTCCCAGCCCTCACCGAAGTGGATGAGTTGCGTCTTGACCTTGGCGATGAGTCCCGCCTCGGAGGACTTGAGACTTTCGCCGGAGGGCGGGACAGCCTGGGGCTGGCCGAGAAGGTAGTGGTACGGCAGGCGGGAGATGGAGGAGATGGCCCCCACCTCACTTTCAATCATCCGCTGATACGGTGCCAAGTCGGTCTGACCGAACTCACCGAACTTCGCCTCGGACGGGTTGGGGTCGTCGGGGTCGGGTGGAGGGATGACCCACAGCCGGTCCACCGCAGCCTTGAACGGCTCGACGGGGAGGCCCGTGACGGGGTCCTCCGGGATGTCGAGCCCGATGGCCCAGCGCTGGCGGAAGGCAGCGAACTCAGCGGCGACCAGGGCATCCGCACGGTACTTGTTCACGGCGTCCTGGTTGGACATCACTTGGTCTATCTCGGACTGACCGACGCCGCCCAGGCGCGGCCTGTTGACGAGGGGCACCAGGGGCACCACGCCGAGTCGATTGGGGAGCGGCCACGGCTCTCCGTCCTGGGGGTACGGCTGGAGCCGATACGTCTCGCCGGTCCACTTCTCGGCGGAGCGCAACTTCCAGATGTTCTCGGGGAGGTAGAGGTAGACGACCAGCCTCCCCTCGTCATCCACCCACCGCTTGAGCCCCGCCCGGCGCACCCGCTGGTCCCTGGGGTCGCTCTCGGTGATGGTGTCGTACGGGTCCTCGACGGTGATGCGGGGACCGTTCAGCGTCGGCTCGACAAGGGCATAGGCGACGGACTTGATAAGCGCCTCGGTATGCGCCACCAGGGAGAGCGCGTCCATTTGGTTCTCTTGCCATATCCGCCACGCCCGCTTCGTCGCCCGCGTCCCGGTGAACGTGAACCCGGTCACCTCCATGCGCTCACGGGTGCCGTCCACGACGAGGGACATGAAGTTGGAGGAGAACGCCCGGAACCGCCCACCGAACGACTCGCGGAACCGCTCGGACGCGAACGCCAGCGGTTGCTCGCCACGGTAGTAGGCGTCCCATCGGAGCATCGCCGGGGTCCGCACCGCCATCTGCCGGAGGAGGCGGGACAGCCACCACGCCGGAGAGCCAGCCGGTGCCGCGTCCACCCATGCCTTGTCGTAGGTCGGGGAGAGGATGACGGCATCGCCATACGGGATGCTGGAGTCCAGCGGGCCGACCTGGACCGTCTCCAGGACGCGGCCAGAGGTCACGTCAGACATCATCGTCTAGAACCCTCTCGCCACTCGGGGCTTGCGGATATACGGCTTGGGCGGCTCGGTGTTGGCGATGGCGACAGCCATCACGAGGGCGATGGCTGAATGGTTGGGTCGCCGCTTGCCTTTCGTCACCTTCATGCCTCGTTCGGTCAGGAGCGCCGTCGTGTCTGCGACGTGCCTTGCGAGGATACCGTCCCCGTCATGGACGAGGCGACCAGTCGTCGCAAGTTCGTAGGTCATCGTTGATGCCGGCCCCATCGTAGCCGCCGTCTGCCCCATCGTCACCATGTTCAGCCCTTCCTGCTCCAGCGACTCGGCGCTCTCCGTGAACGCATAGGGGTCGAACGCGAACGCGGGTCCTGGGATGTTCCGCTTCGTGGATGGGTCGCGCACCATCGACGCCGGGAACTTCTCCTTCAGTTCCCGGAGGGTGGCCCGCATGGCGACGATGGACACCCGCCCCGTGGCTGTCTCCGGATGGAAGTGCCTCGCCCTCACCACGAGCCGTTCTCCCTGCCGCTGTGCCACGACCACGGCAGCGCCCTCGGACATAGCCGCTTTCTCGATACCGACGCCCACAGGCAGGGACTCATCCAGTCCGTGCCAGTCGTCCTCTCCGGGCGTTCCTTCCTGGAGCGCGCCCCATGCGCTGTCCGGGAGCCACCCTTCCTCCGTACCCATAATCTGGTTCAGGTGATAGATGCGCCACTCCAGCATCCGCCCCTTCTGCCGCAGTTTGCCGTACTCCCGGCGCAGCGCCTCCTCCGTGAGCCAGGACGCGGGATTGACGCCGACCCATACCCTCGGGTCATCGGCATCGGCGTCTCGGGAGGCGCCGTACCAGTAGATGAGGACACCGTTCGGCTTGTCCCGATAGATGGTCAGGTAGGGGCTCGCCTGCTCCAGTTCTCCTGGGCCGTCGAACATCTGCCCGTAGAGGTCGCGGAGAAGGTTCTCCTCGTCCGGACCCGCCGTGGTAATCCACAGCGTAAGCGGCTGTTCCCTCGCGCCACCGCCCGTCGTCAGGGCCGTGAACAGGTCGGCATCCTTGTGGGCATGGACCTCGTCGATGATGGACAGGGAGGGGTTGAGCCCGTGCTGTAGCGCACCGTCGGAGGAGAGCGCACGCATGATGCCGCCGTTCCTCACTCCCTCGATAAGGTACTTCTGGACCTTGACGTAGGGCGTCAGGCGGGGCGAGCGCCGCGCCATCCGGAGCGACTGCCCCATGACGATGCCGGCCTGCTGCTGGGCCGCTGCGCCGACATATATCTCGGGCTCGTTCTCGCCGTCAGCGACCAGCCCGTAGAGTCCGAACGCGGACGCCTTCGTGGACTTCCCGTTCTTCCTGGGCAGGCCCAGGCCGACCTCCTGATAGATGCGAAGCCCGGTGTTCGGGTCCTTCTCCAGCGCCTCCCACCAGAACCGCCGCTGCCAGTCCTCCCACACCACAGGCTGCCCCGACCAGCGGCCCTTCGTGTGGCGAAGGTAGTGCTCGCAGAAGGCGGCGAAGCGGGGGCCTCCGGTGAGCAAGTCGGGCGTCATCGGACCCTGTACCATCCCGTCCGCAGGGAGCGCCCATGCGTCAATGCACCGGCACCCTGGACCCCGGCTGGCAGGGCTGGTGCCGGCCCATGAGTCGGCCCCGGACTTCGGGTGCCACACATCGGCCCTGCCGCCGGATTACTCCCCGACGACACGCAGTCGCGCCGGCCCCAGCACCATATCCATGTCCGTCAGGGAAGTGCCCATGTCCACGCGGAGCCCAGCGCGGGCGGCGGGCGACAGGCCGAGTTCCCTGCCCAGGAGGCGGGCCGCTTCCCGCTCCTCCCGGACGATGCGGGTCAGGGGGTTGACGATGAGTTCCCGCCCTCGCGCTCCTCGGATGAGCGAGCCGGAGCCGAACAGTAGTCGGACGTTCCGGAGGTAGAGGGCTTCCGCTTCGCAGTACATCCGGAGGCAGTCACGGTCTGCCGCCACGATGACACCGGTGCCGCGCATGGAGCGGATGACGTGCTGCCAGACAGCCTGCGCCTCCTCGTCCATATCGGGAGGCATCTCGGGGTCCTCCTGGGAGGGGATTGGTGCCTCGTAGTTCACCTGTGACGGCCGCGTCTCACCCTTGGCAATCCTGATTGCCGGAGGCGTCGGGGCCGGCCCTCGCCTACCCATCCTTGCGGAACTCCGGGGCCAGTATCTTTGGCACCGCATGGGGCCAGTCGATGTGGTGGTGGATGCGGCGCTCGCTCATCCCGATGCTCCGGACGGAGACGAACGAGGGGCACATCATCACGGTGTAGAACGACTTGACGTAGGTGCCGCTGTCCAGGTACTCCTCGGTCAGCCCGCCGCGCTGCTGCTGCGTCTGCGTCTGTGAGAGCGACGCCTGTGAGACGGTCATAAACACCTCGCCCCTGGAACCCAGGACACAGTATGAGCTCACGTCCTCGTTCGTGGCACCCATGAACGTGACCGGCCTGTCCGTCCGGACGAAGAAGGAGTTCATCGCCTTGCGCTTCCAGCCCAGGCGGGCGACGTGGGATGCGACCCCTCCAATCATCTCGCCGCCCTGGGCGAACGCCACCGTCAATGCCCCGGTGTCCTCCAGGAGAGAGAGCATCGAGGCGACGACCTCGTCCATGTTCCGGATTGACGAGGCCCGCAACTGCCGCAGTTCCCAGTCCTCCGTGGCATCAGGGACGCGGGAGCGATGGGAGAAGTTGCTGTAGTCGTCATCCAACTGGACGAAGTAGTCGAGCCCCAAGTCACGGGCGATGGCGAAGGATGCGTTCCTTGCGTAGACGACTAGGCCCCGCTTGCCCTGATTGTCCCCGACATCGGTCCCCTTCACGGCCTCCGACTTGGAGAACTGGACGACCTCATCGCCATACCGCTGCCGATACTCGTCGGCGGTCGGGTCCTCGTCGTCTATGACGATGACGATGCGCCCGGTGTACCCGCACTTCCGCAGCGTCTTGTAGGTGATGACCTTGTCCGGGCGTCCGTGCGTGAGGATGAGCGCGGCGAACTTGGAGCGGTCACGCATCCTCATCGCCCTCGTCGTCCTGCTCCGCCAGGGAGGACATCGTCTCGGTGAACTTGAGGTAGCCGTCCCGGATGGCGTCCCCGATGTCGATGATGACGAGCGCGGACTGCTCCATGAGTCGCTGGACCTTCGCGTCTGCGTGGGCGTAGAACTCCGCAATCTTGGCGTAGTCGAACACCGTGTGCCGGGAGGCAGCGGCCAGGAGGAACGAGCGGGTGCCCTCGTCGATGTCGGCGGACATGATGGATGCCCGGAGCGTGTTCGTCTTGCCCTCGTCGTAGAGGTCCGGGAGGGGCGGGCGCTCTCCGGTCGGCTCGTATCGGGGCGTCGCCACCGTCCGCGTGTACAGGTCCCTGGGGTCCTTCGCCAGCCGTGCCAGGAGGTCGGCGAGCGCAGCGTTGTCGACGCTCACGCCCTCCAGGAGAGCGGCCAGTTGCTCATCGCTCTTGGTCGCCATCGCCCCTATCGGGTCCAGCGTGGCGAGGACGATGCGCTCCTCCTCCTCGCTCAGTTCGACGTAGATGACGGGGACGGTCGGTGCGCCGGCAGAGATGGCTTCCTCGATACGGAGGTGCCCATCCACGACGTGTCCGGTGGTCGTGTTGACGATGACCGACTGGACCCATCCGACCTCGGAGAGCGACCCCCGGATGGCGTCCCGCTGCCGCCCAGGATGCGCCCGCCAGTTGAGGGGGTTGGCGAGGAGTTGGGTCGGGTCCTCCTCCCCGTGCCCGGTGATGCGGGTCTTCCAGGGAGTCCGCGGTGCCTTCTGCTTCATGCTCCACCCTTCCGTAGGTGCGTGAGTCCCCGTCGTAGCGGGACGATGCTATGCCGAGCGGTGGATTGACACTTTCGGGACAACCCTTCCGCTCACTTGTGCTAAACGGG